AAACCAGATGAATGGATTCAAAGTTACAAATGGGAAATGAGAGGCAAACCTACGATGGCAAGAGTTGAAGGAGTAAGAAACTTTAGCCACCCAGGTATTCCAGAAATAAAACCACAAACAAGTGTAGCAGTATTTCATGGAGAGCCTTATCCACATAATTGCATTGATCCGTGGTGTAAGGAAAACTGGTATTGACATTAACCATTTTATTTGTTATAATAAACAAGTATGGAAAAGAAGTTAACGGATTTTGAAATAGAAGAAAAAACATCTGGCGGTGCAGTTTACGAAGCAGGTGTAAGAGAAAGTAAAAGAAGTAAAGCAGTTAGACAAATAGCACAACCACTTATGGACAAATACTGGAAACAAGATGTTACAAATTTACATAGGATTTATAGAGTTGCTGAATACCTATTACAAAGGAGCAAAAGACATAAATGATTAAACGTATAGGCTTTGCCTGTAAATTTATGCACTCAGATCAAACTCTCAAGAAAAAATTACTTGAGGAAATTGAACGTCCTTTGTTAAGTAGATGCACAACGGTTGCTTGGTTGAATAGACAGACTAAAGAAGATGCTGAACAAAGACTATGGGACCTGATGGTTCACAACATTAAAGCATTTGAAAATCTTGTTGAGTATGTTGGAGGACTGTCTGTCTATACTGAACCGACTTGGTCTTACTTTTGGAAGAAACCTGATGTAAGAGCCTATTGCGAAAAGCACTTTGCAAAGGTTGGTGAACTTGCAAGAAAACTAGATGTTAGGTTGTCAATGCACCCTGGACAATTTACGGTGTTGGCTTCGGACAATCCTAATATAGTAAATAGAAGCATAGAGGAGTTTGAATATCATGTTGACGTTGCAAGGTGGATGGGATACGGTAGACAATACCAAGACTTTAAGATCAATGTACACATCGCAGGCCGCAAAGGTCCAGCCGGTATCCTCGACGCATACCCAAGACTATCTCCGGAGGCGAGAAACACGATTACGATTGAAAACGACGAAATGTCGTGGGGCATTGAAGCAAGTCTTGAACTGCGAGACAAACTTGCCCTCGTTCTTGACATACACCACCACTGGGTTAAAACAGGTGAATATATCCAACCAACCGACGATAGATATCTACGCATAGTAGATTCATGGCGTGGAGTAAGACCAGTAATACATTATTCTGTATCACGTGAAGATTTGCTAGTAGGACACGATGTAAACACACTGCCTAACATGGATGAATTGCTTGAACAAGGGTTTAAGAAGGCAAAACTACGTGCTCACAGTGATTATATGTGGAATGACGCTGTCAATGATTGGGCTCTATCCTTTAGAGATTCTGCAGATATTATGGTAGAAAGCAAGGCTAAGAACCTTGCAAGTATTAAATTATTAGACCATAATTCACGATAAATAATACTGATGAATAACAGTGATTTAAGAGAGTATATGAATCTCTTCGAAAAAAAGTTGGAGGAAGTAACTCTGATGAAACTGCCTTATGGCACAGGAGATCTTGCTCCAGTGTTGTCTAAAGACAATGTTGAATATCATTACAATGTTTTATCAAAAGGTTATGTAGACAGATACAACAACAAAGAAGGTGATCCTAATTTTAATTATGGTGGAGCCATGTTGCATAATCTATGGTGGACACAATTACAAAAGCCAGGTGGAGCGAATGCACCAACAGGACCTATCAAAGAATTTATTAATGACAACTTTGACAATTACAATAGTTTCAAAGATGAAGTGTTATTAACGGCAATGAAGTTACAAGGTTCCGGTTGGGTGTATCTTTCAAAAAATGGTCAAGTAAAGACAACACCTAATCAAACTTACAAATCAGATATATTGATGCCAATTGATATGTGGGAACATTCTTTCTCAGATTACACAAAAGAAGGTAAAGAATGTAAAAAGAAATACATTCAAAACATGATGCGTATTATCAATTGGGACGTGATCAATCAAAGATTAGCATAATTAAAAGCAAACGGAGAATATAATGTTTAATTGGATAAACAAAATTTTTGGTTCAACACCTAAAAAGGCAAAGAAATTAAAACCTTTAGTGTTGATCCCTAAAAAGGCTGACCTAAGTAAAATGACTAAAAAGGCTTTAGAAGATCTAGGCAGAAAACATAAGATAGAATTGGATAGAAGATTAACCAAAGATAAATTGGTTAACCAACTATACAAGCATCTTAAAAGTTTAAACAAATAGGAGTATATGACATGATAAGCACAATTAAAAGTTGGGCAAACAAACGTTTCAAAGAAAGAACATCTTGGGACGGAGCCTTCTTAATCGCAGTTGGCGTTATTGTTTTAATCGCAGGACCATTGGCAAAGATTGCCGCCTACGGTGCAATAGCCTACGGCGCATGGACTATTTGGAAGTCTGAATAATTATAAAGTATCTAAAGTAACTAGGGTGTCGATTGTAGAATCAAGTGTTTTACGTCTTTCGACACCCTTTTTTTGAGCAAATCTTTTAGGATCACAGGAAGGACACACATGGTAATAGGCGTTGTCTAGACGCTTAGGATCAACTTTACCTTTGTCCCTTTTAAATTCTTCTTTACAATCATCACATTGGAACACAACAATGGTACGCATACGTTTATAGGTATGGTGTTTACCACCCTTACTACGGCGCATATAATACTTCACTTCCTGTTCAGTTCTTAAAAACATACTATAACTATTTATATTACATTCGGTTTGTAAAATAATAGATAAATAACTTTAACAGAGGGACAATAATGTCGACGATAGTAACTTTGACGGATTCAGCAAAGGAGCATATGACTACTATGCTTAAAGAAAACAGCAAATATGCAGTACGCCTAGCATTAAAAGGTGGTGGCTGTGCTGGTTTCAAGTATGATTGGTCACTTGAGGATAAGGTTGCCGACGATGATGAAGTTGTTGATTTTGAAAAAGGAAAGTTTGTTGTAGACCCTGCTAGTGTAATGTACTTGTTAGGTTCAACTATAGATTACAAAAAAGAAGTGTTTGGTTCGTATTTTACAGTGACGAATCCAGGCTCAACATCAAGTTGCGGATGTGGCGAAAGTGTAGGATTTTAATAAATGACAAAACAAGTAATTAATATCGGTGTTGAAGGAAATGATGCTTCGGGTGATAGTATCAGAGATGCGTTTAAGAAAGCAAACGAAAATTTTACAGAACTGTATGCAATATTTGGTCAAGGTGGTGCTATTGGATTTACTGCATTATCAGACACGCCAGACACACTAGGACAAAACAAAGTACCAGTAACTGATTCCGCAGGCTCGGCCATCTTAATGAAAGACATTGTTGGTGGAGCAGGTATAGTTATTGATAACACATCCACTACGCAATTAAAAATTACAAATACAGGATCAAGTGTTGCACAAGATTTATCACCAACACTAGGTGGACACTTAACAGGTGCTGGTTTATATGGTATTGGAAAAATTGCACCTGTCTCAGATGCAACTGCAACTGCACTTGGAAACTTACACGCAACCGCAGTTACGATACACGATTTAGTTATAGACAAAAAATTTGCTGACCAAGAATATTACGTCAAAGGTGAAGCAATTAGAGTAAGAGATGAGCCTTCAACAGGATCTGGTTACACTTTAACAATTGGTAGTTTCGTTAACGGAAATCTAATTACAGTATCACATGGTTTTGATAATAGTGTTAATGGTACGCCATTCAGATATAATTCCACAGGCGCTGACGCAACTAATTTAAGTTCTGGTTTTACTTACTTCATAAGATTTATTAACAACACAACATTAAGTATTCACTCAACAGAAGTTGGTGCAAAAAATAACACTGCAAAAATTAATGCTAATGATGGAATATCAGGTATTCCAACAGGTACGCACACAATTACAGATGCTGAATATGATACTGCATTAACAGGACAATTTTTAGACAGCGAAGCACTTCCAAGAAAAGTTATCACTAGAAGAGATGGTGACACAATGACTGGTGCTTTGAACTTGCATGATCATCCAGGTGATTTAGCAGGTAAAGGTACTCCGAATTCCGCAGATGATTTACAAGCGGCTACAAAGTTTTACGTAGACAATTCTACGTTTAGTTCAACAGTTGATTTATTTGTTTCAACACAAGGTGACGATGCACAAACATTAACACCTGCAGGACAAGAAGGCAGAAGTATAAACTACGCCTACAAGACAATTAACAAAGCGGCGGAAAAAGCACAAGAGATTATGTTTGCGGCACCTAAGGAACCAGGTGCTTACACACAAACAATTACATTCAATGATGGTGCAAACAAATCTACGGTAACAAGTGGAACTATTGTATCAGCAAATCCATTGGCGGCTCCGGCAGTTGCATTATTAACACCAAACAAAAATTTTGTACAGAAAGAAACTATTGGATTCTTAAATGCTACATATCCTGAATTAGTTTACAACCAAGCAAGATGTAAATTAGATTTAGGTTTAATTATTGAAGGAATGTTATTAGACATTCAAAATGATCAGAATGCCAACTTCCATGCAATACAATCAGGCGTAAGATATTTTAGTACTGTATCAGGACAGATAGCAAGAACAACACAAAGAACACAAACACTGGCGGCACTTAATCATGCTGAAAGTGTAATTAAGACACACATCTTAACTAACACACCAGTAACTGCATCTAGCACATATCAAAACAGATTTGGTGTTAGACAAAAAGATCATAGTTCAACAACTATCTCAATCAATGCAGGAGCAAACAGTTATGTTCACACTTATGTAAGTGGTGGTACTGTTGAATTTAATTCCGTTACACACAATATTACAGATGCAGTTTATGATAATGTTCAAGGATATGTAAAAATTACAACTGCTACTCCACACGGTGCATCACCTGGAGACATAGTTAGAGTACAAAACATAACATGGAATTGTTCTTTAGGACAAAAAGTTTATCCAGAAGTTGTTTCTCAAACAATAGACAACAGTCAAAGTGTTGATGGCACAGTAATAAGTGCATTTGGAAATAAATTTACAGTCATTGAAAACATTATTCAAAATGGATATAGTTCAATACCAACACTAGTAGAAGGTAGCACATACAAACTTAAATTTACTTCTGGAGCAACTGCGGTTGACCAAGGTAAACTTAATAACGTAGATATATTACCTGGTAAGATGATTAGAGGTAAAACATCAGGTGCATTAGGAAGAATTGTAAAATACACAAGACAGGATACTGCTGGTAATGATGCAGTTGAGGTTGTATTAGAGGAACCACAAGTTTTCTCAGTAGGTGAAGAATTAGAATACGGAAACTTTACAAAGACAACACAGATTACAATACACGTAGAAACAGGACAGTACTATGAAGATTATCCTATTAAACTTCCTGCAAACTGTTCAATCAAAGGTTCAGACTTTAGACGTACAATTATTAGACCATTAAAACGTGTTTCACAATCTCCTTGGAGAACAACTTACTTCTATAGAGATTATGAATTTGATGGATTAGAACTTATTCCAACAGGCAATCCAAATGCAATTAATTTATTGTCTGCAAACAAAGAATATGTAAAAGATGAAGCAGTGGCTTATGTTGATGCTCAGATTGCCACTAACGCAGGTATATGGGCAGGCTTTAATTATGAAAAAG